TGTTTAATCATTAGTTGGCCAAGACTATCTAATTCTTCTGTTGTAATTAAACCCAAAATGCAGTCAGCAGTATGGGTAATTCCCATACTTTCAGAAGTATTAGTGAGATCCACATCAGAGTTCCCATAACCATCACGATTAAACTGAGAGCTAGTAATAACAGCACAATTGTATTCCATCGCAAGACCACGTACCTCCTCTGCTATTGATTTTACGAGTGTATATGAGTTAGCCGCAGCCGCACCTTTTACACGAGCTGAAGCACAGATATTAAGATAGTCAATCATAATAATATCTGGTTTAAAGTTTTTCTTCATACGAAGTTCGGTAAGCAGATGTCTAAAGTGACCGACATGGGCAGAACCGGTTGGATACTCTTTCACTACAAGTTTGCCCGTTGATTTACCTTTGATACGAGACATACGCTTATCGTAAACATCTCTTGGCATTTCAGATACCTCGTCAATCGTAACATCAAGAAGATTAGCATCAATACGTTCAGAGATGCGCTCTTCGGCCATTTCCATTGTAATATACAAAACGTTATTACCCGCCATCATCGCGTTTGCCGCGGCATGACATTTAACTAACGATTTACCACCACCAGTCGTGGCCAATAAAACTGTCATAGATTTACGAGGCAAACCACCTTTGGTAATTTTATTGAGTAGTTCAAGGTCAAAGGGAATGCGCTCTTCTTTTTTATGATAAAAATCATATCGGTCCTGATAGTCTTCTAAGAAATCATGACCAACATGAGTATCAAAACTAATAGCCAAAGAGTCTTGTAATAGAGCAGGAAGTGCGTCTTTACCAAGTTCTTTATCAGAACCATCAACTACGAGAATAGCTTTACGAATGGCATTAACTAAATCTCGGTCTTGGCAAAACTTTTCTGTTTCTTGGATAAGCCAATCTTGGTCTGTATCAGTATCGCGCTTAAGACTGTCAACAGCATTCATAACATCTTTATACGATGTTTCATTTAAATCTGTACGCTTTTCCAATGTAATTTTAAGCGCTTCAATAGAAGGAGGCGTTTTGTATTCCTCAACGTGTTCAGAATATGTATTAAAAACTTTTTTAAGATTGTTGTCGTCAAAGTAATCTTCTTTAACATAGGGATATACTTTGCGAAAATAATCTTCGTTAAAAACTAAATTAGAGATTACGGTGTTTTCTATCATGTGTTATTTCCAATTTTAAGGTGAACTATGGCGACTAAATATAGCCGCCATAGATTTATAATATATCACTTAGCTGAATTTGTCAACAGATTTATTCTGCATCATCGCCGACAACTTCGTCGACTTCCTCAACTGATGGCTCATCAGATCTCATAATACTACCTGATGCGCCAATTGCGAACGAGTTTTTGATATACTGACTGAAGTCTGTTTTTTCAAACATCATTAGCCAAAACTCTTTATTATCGTTAACTTCTTTAGCACGCATCAGTTTTTCAGAAATAACCTCACCGGTTTCTGGATTAACTGCTTCATACCAACCAACTTTTGGTTTACGAAGATAACCGCCTTTTTCAGCAACATCCATAAGACCGGACCATTTAACGATACCACCCTCATAGCTTACACTGATTGGAATTTTAGATTTCTCTCGTACATGACGAGATTTCTCAATATTAATAACAAAGTGATAACCTTGAATTTCAGTACCAACCTTGTCTTGTTGACGCCCAACAATCCAAATAGTATCGGCTGAATAGTAAATACCTGTACCACCAGACACAACATCTTTAGGAAACAAACCAATCTCTTTATAGGTATGGTTAACCGCAATAAGTGGAATGTCTTTAAGATTAAGATGTGGTGTTACAATACGGAACAGAGACTTAAGAGCTTTAGCCCTTGACATATCTGCTACTGATTTACCATCAAGTGCATCATCGACCTCTTTCTTAGATGCAAGGTTACCAACAGAATCAATTACGATGATTACTTTTTCACCCTTTTCGACTTTATCAAGCTGTTGAGAAATATCAAACTTAAGTTCTTCAACGTTAGTAATTGGTGTATGGACAGTTCGTTCCATATCAATTCCAAAGCTTTCAAAATAAGCTTGAGGTGTACCAAATTCTGCATCATAAAATAGTAATACAGCATCTGGGTTTCGTTGCATATAAGCACCAGCCATCAACAAAGCAAATGCTGATTTAAAGTGCTTAGATGGACCAGCTAGTACAAGGAGACCTGGCGTTAACCCACCATCAATTCGACCTGATAACGCAACGTTTACCATTGGCACTTGGGTAGGTGCCATGTCTTTTTTACCATAAACTTTGGAATCCATAATAGGAGCCGTCAGTTTAATGGTAGAATTCTTCACAAGTTTGTCTAAAAGACTCATATTATTTTCCCTCTACAATCGTCGATAGTTTAGCTTTATAGGCTTCAATTTTCCCGACTCTATCGGGCCAAAAGATAGTTGATTTATCTGCATTCTTACATAGATTATCTAAGAACGGAGTAATTGACTTGAAGAGCAACTCTAGCCTATATTCTAAATCATCAGCTTTAACTTTAGCATCATTAAGTTGGTCCTCAAGTGATTGCTTTTCGTTACTGACTTGTTGAATAGTTTCTTTGGCTTCAGCTTCTTTTTCCTGAAGTTCTTCATCAATAAAGCTGAAGCCAAAGTCAAAGTCTAGAACCTCTTCATAGACTTTGTTAGCCATTCGCTAGCTCCTTAAAGATTGAGAGATCATCGTCATCATCCATAGATACACTAGGTGCTGAAGCTGGCATAGCCTCTTTTAGTGTTGGTTGTGGTGCTGACGATTGTGAGTTACCCATGTTGCTTAGATCCAAATCATCATCTGCATCCATCGCAGTGGATGGCGTGGATGGTTCTTCGTCAAGCGCAAGAACTCGATAGAGTTTTGTTTTCAACTCAGAATATGACTTGAAGTTCTTTGGATCAATCAACTCTTGCAGTTTATGCTGTTGGTTCCAGATAGTTTCGATTTCTGCATCATCTTCGGCAATAGCTGATGGACTATCAAACTCAGATTTATCATAGTTTGGATAACCTTCAAACTGACGAATTTTCAAACGGAAGTTTGCACCTTCCCAAAAATCGAATGGGTTAACTGGTGTTTCATCCTCAAACTGAGGGTTCATTAGGTCGTTGCATTTATCAAAGATTTTCTTACCAAATTGATACATGAATACTTTACCATCATTTTCAGGATTGGCAGAGTCTTTAATAACAAGGATATTTGCAACGTATTTTAAACGACGCTTTTGCTTACGCGCAAGATCTTTATCCGAATCAAGTCCTGTATTCCATAGTTTGGAATTATATTCAGAAACCGGATCATCTTGGTTGAGTGTTGTAAGCGAGTTTTCGATGTACCACAGACCTGTTGGGCCTTGGAAACCGTGATCCCAAATACGTACGAATGGCATTTCCTCACCTTGTGAAGCAGGTAGGAAACGAATGATAGCAAAACCATTACCCGCTTTATCACGAGTTGGTTTCCACATTTTACCTTCGTTGGGATCTGAATAGCTCTTTTGAGAAACTTTCTCGAGCTGGGCGTTCAACTTGTTCAGTGATGTTGAACGATTCTTTTTAAGTGCGTCAAATGACATAGTCATGTTTGTATCTCCTAATTTTTGCGTTATATAGCATTTGTTTGTATTGCGAAATATTCGTTACACGAGGTAACGGTATATTTATATCAGAAAAACTGTTCGCGAACAATGTTTTTAAACTTTTTTTCGTCATAGTCTAAGAAAGGTCTATACTTTCTTAATAAGGTTATTATATCATAAGCTACGATTTTGTCAACTACTTCTTTATCCCAATAAGGAAAAATATTTGACAACGAAGCTAAGATAGTAATAGTTTCCAAGCTAATTTGTTTTTGTAAGTATAAAGTAATCAACAAAGGATGTTGACCATTAACTGACGTAAAATTAGCTTGGTAGTTATCATCGAGCTTGGCCAAATCAGTTTTAAATATCCTGGTCAAAGAATCCATTTTTCTTTGCCAATCCATATAACGTTCTTCGCCCACAGGCTCGAGAATTTCACGGATCCAGATGTTAGGCTTAACAATCATATTAGCTAACATTAATTTTTCTGGATCGCTTTTTTCAGATAATTTGCCGAAAAAATAAACGTCGTTGCGAGTTCTAAACTTGTCATACGACGCTCTTATTTTTCCACGATATTTTTGATAGTCATACTTTTGATCTGTGAAATGTTTTTTCATAGCAAGGTATTTTACATACCACTGAAAAGACTCTTCGTTAGCATAACTCTGTGATGTCAGGATCATCTTGTATCACCAATTTCATTTTAACAGCTTCGGTACGAACTTTTTCTTTTAAAATAGAAGATTTTTTAACAATATCAGCAACTACTTCAATTTCAAGTTCGTGGATTCTCGCATATTCAACCAAAGCATCTATATAATTAACACCGTTAGCGAGCATATAGGCAATTTCGTGATGTACCTTCTCAGGTGTTCTTGGCGTAATCGCCATTGCTTTTTCATCCATTGAGAGTTTTGATACCTTCCAGCCAGTTTGTAGCTGCTGACTCAGCCCAATGAATGCTTTTGCCTTCGTAGATTTCTTCTTTGATGAATTCTCCGTTGATAAAGAATCTAATTCCGCAACCGTTTTCTGTTCCATAATACTCCGCTTTCAGGCTTTTACCGCCGTTTTCACCCATTAATACATTCATTTTAGACTCCTTTGGCTTTTAACTTCATTGATATAAGAAGAGGCTTTCTTAGAACCACAATTTTTACAATAAAAGACTTTAACTTCGTATTTAAATTTATCGAACATAACAAATGTATTGCCACAAGTAATATTAACTTTTTTGCAACAGCCATTAACCTCAATTGGTTCAGACATTTAAACACTCCCCTTTATTGCATATAATTTATATTATCATCGTAAGTTGTAAATGTCAACTACTTTTTTGCTCTTCTTGAGTTTTATATTGCCATTCATCTGTATGGCCAACAGACCATTTTGGTTCTGTTTCTACCGCATAATTTTGAGTGCAGACTTTAAAGTCTGGTCTTTTTAAATCGGCGGGTGTTAAGGAGCTATCTCTCCAGATAACCCTATTGTTTGGCTGAGCAGCGAATTGACCGTTGTCGAGCCTAATAACATTAAATGATTTGTGCTCAGGGTCGTGTTCGCTAAAGTTGGTGTCAATGATGGAAGAATCGCGGTGACAATTATCAATTGTGAACTCGTATTCTCCTGCATGCATTTTTTTATCTTTACCGAAAAACTCGCATCTGCACAAGATTGGCTTTTGGATAACAGTAATATCATAATCAAAACAATCCCAAAGCTGAAGAACATCGAGTGGAAGATGATCGTCAGGATTGAACTCTTCTTTCCAAACAAAAGCTGATATAGGTAATTTATCATATAATGCTCCATAATCTGTAAGAAGTGTTTCAAAATATAACGCTTTTGATTGAGTTGATTTAACACTAATCCAAATACCAGGAGTTAAGTTACCCCAACTAGGATGCCCAGGTTCTAAATCGTATAGATATTCCATTTTAACATATACGTTTACTGGTGGCAAGGGATGTACTAAAAACGCCATTTAAATCTCCTCAAATAGCACGTTATTTACATATTCATCTTTATCTTTTTCGGATATACCCATTGCTAAAATAGACCTATGAAGATGCGGATTAAGCTTTTGATTTTGACAATACTTATTTAATATTGGTGTAATATTTCTATTTGTTTTAAAAGCGTTTTGCTCTAAGTTGTTTAAATAGTGCTTTACTAAATCAGATGTTACCATAATGAATTGTTCTAATTCTTCTTCGGTATTGATATTCCCAACGGCTATCATATTTTCTGAAAATATTTCTTTTGCCCAGTCTGGTAATTCTCTTGGTTTGTTCCATTCTAAATTTTCAACTGTTTGTTTCATATAATCAGTATATGGATGTGGAAATCCATGTAATGGACTGTAATCCATAAACGAACCAGTAATCTTTTTGGGACCGGCTACAATATCAAAACCAAGAATGGGTAGCTCAACGCTAGGGTCTGGAAATACATTTACATGCATAAGCCAAAGACCTTTACCATTCTCTGGTACGATAGTTTTTAAATGCGCCTTATAAATTTGATCAGAATGCCAAAAAGTATCTGTCCATCCAGGAAAATGCATATCTTCTGTATAAGCTTCATTATCCCAGCGGTCAAACTTTTCTTCAAAACTATTAAAAATAAACTCGGCGTAAGTATTTAACCGATCCCAAAGTGGTGTCATTTGTTTTTACGGGCCCTTCTCTTACGTGACCATTCGCTCATAATTTTAGCTTCTCGGACTAGCTTTGTATATTTTCGTCGTGCTCTAGCACTTTCACTTCTGGCCATTCTCATAGCCTTTGCGTAATCCTTAGTTTCGATTTCTTCGTACGCTGTCATATCCATAACAGTACCTCCTCTAAGTTGCTATAGTTTTATTATATAATATAAATTAAGAAATGTCAACAGACAATTCATCAAATAGCTGAGACGCAAAATCAAAGCAAATTTTAGCCTCTTCAGCCATATCGTCATCAAGAAGTTTTCTAAACTCTTCGATAAGATATTTCGTGTCTCCTTCGAACTCATACATGAGACCATTACCGGGAATTTTCTTTTTAATCATTTGGCCGCCATGTAATTCACCAAAATGTCGTACATACATATGGGCGAGTAAACCATGATTATTATCTGACTCTTGTAACATTGCAATCCGGGAAGCATACTCATTTACAGATGGTGGAAATATACCATCTGGCTGTAAACCAAAAGCTTCCTCAAGCTCTCTAATATCTTGGAAAATACGACGAGCTCTGTGAATTTTATTTAAATGTGGTGGAATAATTGTAGCTTGCTCAAGTACATTATAATTCATATACTGGCATGTTAGGAATTTGTGATAAAGTTTTGGATCAATAGATCCTGAAAGTAATTCCTTCGCGAACTTGCGACGTTCCGCGGCTTGGTGATGAGCCCAAGTTAACTCTTTGAGTTTTGACATGCAAAAACCTCTTCATAATTTAATTGATTATAGGTTTATTTATACAAATAAAAAGAGGAGCCGAAGCCCCTCTTTTGTTTAACATGTAGTGTAAATTAGAAGTTAAAAGAAGCTGTAATTTTTGGGTTAAACTCTTCAGAGTCCATGTTATAGTTAACACCTGCCTCTAAGCCTAAACCAGCAAAATTAGTTTCATAATTTGCACCAACGTCTTGAGCCATATCGTCCTGGTCACCAGCAACATAAGCAGTTACGCCTGAGATTGTTGTGAATGCCTCAAAACCAAATGTCTCGCTAGCTGATCCATAGGATACTACGCCACCGAGGCCAGCACCTGGGATAATTAAGCCCTGAGTTTCCAAACGAGTACCTGTTACCCATTCGCTTGAATCCAAGTTATAATCAATAGCAGTATCTACAGCAGCTGGACCAAGATCAGTCGCATAACCTAACTGAACATTTTCAAGTTCTGTTACGTCTGCACTAATGTCTGTAAATGCCACGCCTGCTTTAACACCCATAGCTGTTACTTGAATGCTTGTACCCATTGTAGGTTCTTCAATAGTTGAAGTTGCCGCAAGGCTTTCAGTATCTACCCAAAGGTTTCCTTGGTTACCAAAGGAAAAGCCAGCAACGTCTGTTGCAGTTCCTAACGCCCATTCGTCGAGCTTAAGGTTATTTGATGTAGAATCTACTGCAAATTCCATGCGGCCAAATGCTGCTCCATTTACTGCGTTTAGGTCAAGTCCGAAAGATGTGGTTGCACCCATTTTATCGTCAGTACCAGTTTTAGCGATTACGGTTTTAATTTCACCTGTAAACCCACCAGAAGTTTCTGGAGTGCCTTCAGCAAAAGCTGCTCCGCCGACGAAAACTAACGCCGTAGTTAATAATAGTTTTTGCATTTGTATATTTTCCTTTTGTGTGATAGTTATAGAAATGTACCACTTTTCTGTTGCTAAGCAAGTGGTCAGCTCCCTGTGTTTATGCTGCTAGAGCAAAACCAGATGGTGCGAAGTTATCGTTTGCACTTATTTGTTTTGGCTGAATAACGTAGGCCAAC